GTACATGTCCTATGCGGCCACCGAAACATACGCAACTCTTGCAGCTCTTGTTGGCACCACCACGACAGTCAAGGTTGCGACTACTGACGCCGCTTTGACCACTGCCAGTGCCACATCACCCCGTTTTGAATTGGTGGGGGCGTTCCTAGCCGAATTACCAGTGATCGACGCAACCATGGGCGAGCTTTCAACCATTTCAATTACGTTCCAGGGTGGCGTTCTTTCCACCGTTGTTTCCTGATCTAGCAACCCCAACAGCAAAGGCCCGACAATGCAACTAACACTTAGAGTCGATCAGGGCGAAGGCCCTGTAGAAGTAAGCACCAACCTTTTCACCATCGTTTCGTGGGAACGCAAATTCAAGCGTAAGGCTTCAGACATGTCTAACGGCATTGGTATTGAAGATCTGGCGTATCTAGCCCACCAGGCATGCCAACAACACGGCGTTGTCGTGCCGGTGGTTCTAGATGACTTCATCAGAAAGCTGGTGGTGCTTGAAGTAGTCAGCGATGAACCTGACCGCCCTACCTTGCCAGTACCTACCGATTCGCTTTAGCACAACTGCTTGCGGCGACAGGGTACTGGCCACCTGAAGTAGAGTTTGATGTTAACGATTTGACAACAGTCATCAAGGTCATCAACGAAAGCAGAAAATAGCCATGGCAACCGATTTGACTATCCAAGTTACTGGGGTCAAAGAAGCTGTTAAATACTTGAACAAAGTAGAACCTGGCTTCAGAAAAGCGTACGTGGCAAACATGCGTGAAATTTCCAAGCCAATGACCGACGCCATGAAATCAAACTACGACGACAGCCGTTTCCCGAGTGGCACGAAACGCAACTGGGCACCAGGTGGGCGTCAAGTGTTCCCGTTGTCCGCTTCAAAGGCTGTGCGTGGTGTTGGTGTCCGAGTCAACAACAAGAAAAAAGGCGCCGCCTTCTCGGTCATGCAAAAAAACCCAGCCGCCGCAATCTTTGACATTGCAGGCCGTGCCAATGTCAACCCATTAGCAACAGCGTTTAGCAACAAATTTGGGCGTTCTGCCAGCCGTGTTATCTGGCCTGTATTCGAAGCAAAAATCGCTGACCTAACAACCGAAGTTCAAAAGGTAGTTGAAGGCGTCATGGCTGAAGCAAACAAGAATCTGAAGGTGTTCTAATGGCTATTTCAATTCCCGTAATTTCAGACTTCAACAGTAAGGGCATTGACAGCGCCATTAGGGAATTTAAGAAGTTAGAAACCGCAGGCGAAAAAGCCCAGTTTGCTATCAAGAAAGCCGCCGTGCCAGCCGCCGCCGCTATCGCTGGTCTAGGAATTGTTGCTGTAGACGCCGTTAAAGCGTTCATGGAAGATGACAAGGCCGCACAACTACTTGCCACCAGCCTACGAAACACTACAGGGGCAACTGACGCACAAATTAAGTCAGTTGAAGCGTTCATAACTAAGACGTCTATTGCAGCTGCTGTTGCCGATGACGAATTACGGCCAGCGTTTGACAAACTTGTACGAGGTACTGGTGACGTCACCAAAGCGCAAGACTTAATGAACCTGGCACTAGACATTTCAGCCGGTACAGGCAAAGACCTAGGCGCTGTATCTGACGCCCTGTCAAAGGCATTTAACGGGCAACTGGGGCCACTGAAGAAGTTAGACCCAGCCCTGGCAAGCCTGATTGAAAACGGCGCTACAACCGATGAAGTTTTCGCCGCATTGGGCGACACATTCAAGGGTGCCGCCTCGACTTCAGCCAACACCGCTTCAGGCAAAATGAAATCGTTCACCATTCAAATGGGCGAATTCAAAGAGTCAATTGGCGCCGCCGTATTTCCCATAGTCGACAAACTGTTACCAGCGTTTAAATCTGTTGCCGATTTTGTAACCAACAACACCACTTTGGTTGTAACTCTGGGCGCTGTTATCGGCGGTTTGGCTGTTGCCATTATTGCTGTCAATGCCGCAACCACAGCCTGGGCCGCAACAACCAAAGCATTTGCTGCAATACAAGCTGCGTTCAATGCGATCATGGCGGCCAACCCAATCTTTTTGATTGGCGCTGCCATCGTTGCTGTTATTGCAATCCTTGTTTTATTGCAAAAAGAATTCGGCATTTTTGATGGTGTGATCAGAGCTGTTGGCGCAGCTTTCGGTGCCGTGTGGGGCGCTATCAAAGGCGTGTTTGATTGGGTCAAAAACAACTGGCCGTTAATTCTTGCAGTCATTACAGGCCCGTTCGGTTTAGCCATTGCGTTTGTCGTCAAGTTCAAAGATGACATTATGAACGTGTTCAGCCTGATCTATTCCGGCATAAAAGCCACCATGGGGTTTGTTGCTGACGTCATTTCTGCACCATTCAAAGCAGCGTTTAGAGCTGTGGCAGGACTATGGAACAGCACCGTAGGCAAACTGTCTTTTAAAGTTCCTAGTTGGGTGCCTGGCATTGGCGGTAGCGGATTCGACGTGCCAGACATACCCATGTTGGCCCAGGGGGGCATCGTCACGGGTCCACAATTAGCCATGATTGGCGAATCAGGCCCTGAAGCCGTTATACCGTTGTCAAAGTTGGGCAGTATGGGCTTTGGTGGTGGTGGCAATATCACCGTCAATGTGAACGGTGGCGACCCCAATAGCATTGTTAGAGCACTACAACAGTATGTGCGCCAGTCAGGCCCAGTGCCTGTGAACACCAGGGCTATGTAATGGCTGTTACTAATTGGAAGTTTTATTACAACCCTGCAGGGTTTTCTAAAGGTACAGAATTTACTTCGCAAATTCTTAGTGCTTCAATGTCGTACGGTCGTACAAAATATTTAGATGATTACGGCGCAGGCACTTTAACAATTACGATAAACAACTCTTCAAATTTTATTACAAATTTTAGTTTTAATACTTTAATTTTGTTAGACACTGACAGAACAGACGCCACCTACGGCAGTGACCCAGGAAATGTTTACGCAGTTCAAGAAATAACGTTTTCTGATTATCCGGGCAATGTTGGTTTATCGACTGCGACTCTTGTTTGTGTTGATGCACTTGGTCGGGCTGGTCGTGTTCAAGCAAGCGCCTTGTCGTTGACACAACAAACCACAGGATTGCAGGCGACTCAATTCACTTCGCTTTCAGGTGGCCCGTTGCCATCAAATGTAAAAATAAGCAATCTGCAAACGCAATCAACGGCTTCAGCACAAACTTACACAGGCACAGTTTTAAACCAGTTGAACATTCTAAACGCAACTGAACGTGGCATTTTAAGAACAAACCGTGACAGCGCCGCAGCACGCATTAACTTTTATGGCAGAAAACAATTCGAAGCCACTACTCCCGTTTCGTTTGGTCGTACTTCTTCGTCAAGCGTTATTGGTTATCAACAATTTGCCCGAATCCAAAATGGATTATCTTTTATAAACACCGCAACTATTTCGCCTAATGGGTTAGCAAGCCAAACAGCAAGTAACGCCAGCTCTGTTTCAACTTATGGCGCAACTTTTTATTCGTCGTCAACTGTTGACTTCAACACGACACAGGCGCAAGGTAACGCAGAATGGATTGTTAACACTTTTTCTGATCCGACAGATTTACGCTTTGAAATAAGGTTTTCTGATCGAGCACAAAATGACACGGCCTACACATTGTTTATGATTTTGCGTGACGAAATCTTATTTAATTTGGCTTACCGTGTACCGGGTGCTGGGTCTGACACGACTGAATTGGTGGCTTTAGAGGGTTACAGTGTGAACATGACCCCTGAGCAAACTGAATGGGTTTTATATTTGTCGCCAGCGACTTATTACCAGTTTTTTATTCTTGACAACACTTTTTTAGGTATTTTGAACACCAGTCGACTCGGCTGGTAAAGGAGAAAAAATGAGTTTCCCAGTTTTCGCTTCGGGCGATGTTTTAAACGCCAGCGATATGAACGCTGTCGGTTTGTGGCTTGTCAAAACCCAGACCATTGGTAACGCTGTTTCTAGCGTGACCGTGACAGGCGCTTTTTCGGCTGACTACGACAACTACATTGTCACAATCTCTGGTGGTGCTAACTCAATCGCTGGAAATGCTTTAGACCTGAATCTAGGTTCAACCGTGACAGGCTATTACTTCTCCATGATTTACACTTCATGGAACAATGTCGTGACAGCGGCAGGCCAAGCAAATGTTGGTCGAATTGATTATGTAGGTCACGCAGGTACACAAGGCCTTAATGCTTTTATAGAAATTAACTCGCCAAACCTAGCCAAAAATACAACCGTAAGAGCATCTATACAGAACTCAACTAATTACGGTGGAATTACAAACGGATTCTTAAACAACACAACCAGTTATACAAGTTTTATTATTGCTACTACTGGCGGAACTATGACTGGCGGAACAATTCGAGTTTATGGAATGAGGAACTAATTATGACTATTGAACAATACAAAGCCGAATACCCACAAGACGCCGTTTACATTCAAGTAGACGACACCGAACGCCTCATGACCGACGAAGAATACGAAGCATGGGTAGTTCAATCCGTTTACAACATCAACCACCCGTTGACATGAAAACGCTTATTGCTGTCGCCGTGCTCGCCATAGCACTAATGGTTGTGGTGACAAGCTGCAACGACAGAACCCGTGACACCTGCCAAACCAAACCAACAGCCCC